ACGCGACGGTGGCACTGTTCCCCTCCGCGACCGATCGCATCATCGTGGAGAACGCCTACCAAGAACTGAAGGCCTACGCGTATGCCAAAAACTAAACACCTCTCGCGCTCCGGGCGCGACTACGACGTCACCGCCGCGTGCGGTGCCACGGACATCGAAGACGGGCAGCTGAGTGCGTTCGTCAGCCAAGTAACCTGCGACGACTGCCTGAAGGCGATCGACGTGGTGCCTGGGCCGCAGTTCGACTCCGAACCGGAGCCAAAACCCTCGGTGATGCACTCGGAGAAGAACTGCCTGATCCTGGTTGACGGCGTGTTCCTGACCTTCGATCACGACACCCGGGTCAGTGCGCTGCGCAACATGCACCACACCCTGGGTCAGTATATCGAGGCGAGGGAGCGCAATGAGAAGTAAGCACCTGTGCAGCTTCGATGCGAAGCCGGCGATGGAATGGTTCGCGAATGGGCGCCGCGGCGATCCGCCGAAGTGCCTGGACTGCGGCAAACCCTTTAAGGAGGAGAAAAATGGACGAAAGAGATCAACTGATCGCGGACCTGCGGGAGCAGGTTGAACAGCTGACTGAGACGGTCGAACGCCTGCAAGAGGAGAACGACCGTCTGTACGACCAGCTTAGCGATAATCCCTCGGATTGATCCGCTGCAGGATTTTGCCAGAGTAGACTGGCACCAGCGGTTCCTCACCCAGGAGCGCTCGATCGAGTTGCTCCAGGGCCCCTTTCTTCGACACGTCACCCTTCTTAGCCTTCGAGCTGTAACGCGACACCTGCTCTGTGATGTCGGCGAACGTACCCGGCGAGGTGCGCAGGCCGGTGAGCTCACCACCGCCGATCCAGCGCGAGGCCTGACCGCTCGCCGGCGCTAACCCCATGTCCATCAGCAGATCACGGTACTCGGCCTCGTAGGGGCCGTAGACGCCCGTGGGGACGCTTCCCTCTGCTTTCCAGTGCGGATACAGGCGCGAGCCGTAACTCGTGCCTGCGATCTCGTGCGTGTCCAGGGGCGTGTTGGCGAGGTTACCGCGCAGGCCTTCGCCGTAGCTGGTGATCTTCTCCGCGGACAAGATACCCTCGGGCGGCTTGCCGGTGTCCAGGTAGTCCTGGTACTGATCCAGGCGCGACTGCGGCGCAAAGAAGCCCGGGAACTCGCGGCCGTACTTCTCGGACATCTCTTTGTTGAGGCCCTTCAGGCTGTCGGTGGTCATCGGCAGGCCTCGGCGCTGCAGAGTCATCAGCGCGGTGGCGGTAGGGATGTTGACCGGCACCGACGACTGCGGGCTGGTGATGGCGTTGGCCCAGACGAAGTCGTCGAAGTTGCCGCCCAGCTCCTCCATGCGCGCGCGGATCGGGTAGGTGCTTGGATACCACTCCTCGCCGCTGGCGTTACGACCGCGCTCGACTTGCTGGCGAACGAGGTCCACGTTGGGTTCGCTCTGCCAGGGCCGGGTGGCGGAGCCGATCGCCTGCCGCGCTCCAGGTTGTGCGCGCTGGATCGCGTGCTGCTCCACGCCAGGGTGGCCGAACATCGCATCCTCGATCAGGTTGCGATCCAGGAGCCACGCATCCTCTGGCGGCGCCTCGTACTCTACGGGGTTCGCCAGGACGCCCTGGGCGTGCTCACGGCGCGCCGCGGCGGCCTTGGCGCTATCCATCCGCTCGGCTTGTTTGGCGGTCAGCTTGCCGCGTGTGGCCCTGGAGCTGGTGTATTCTGGCAGTGCGTCGCTCAGCCAACCCATTGCGGCCTTAACGGCCTGTGATCTACGTGCCATCGAAGGCGCCCTCCTGTTGTCCCAGGACGGCTGCGCCGCCCACGGTGTAGTACGGTATCCCTGACTTGGCGAGCTTCTCCCGCACCTGGGGTGTGAGATCGACCACCCAGTAGTTGGCGCCATCGAAGCGGCGCATCCGGGGCGTCAGGCCTAGTTGTTTCCAGCGCTTGTCTTTCACCATGTCGCGATCGTAGAGGCCGGTGAACATGCGCTCGGTGCCGGCGGCCTTCTCCGCCATCTGTTCGTTGCCCGACGAGAGGTAACCCTCGGGAGTGCGGGTGAAGTAGCGGCGGTACTGTTCGTCGCCAGTGGTCCAGGCCAGGGCGTCCTTGTGATCCGCCACAGCGGCGTCGAGCTCGCGTGCCATCGCCTGCCACTTCCACCGATCGGCAGCCGGCATGTTGCGCGGCGTGTCCAGGTAGGCCTGGGCTTCGTCCAGGGCGGCCAGGGTGCTCTCGATCGCGTGGTCGCCTTCACCTGCGCCGCCCTCCGCCGCGACCTCGTCGGCAAACTCGTTCATGGCGCCCTTGACGTCGTCGATTGTGTCGGCGCCCAGGGGCCGCAGGAGCTCGTCGGGTGGGTAGGCGAAGTGTTGGCTCATTTGATACGCGCTGTTCTCGTACGCGTCGTTCAGGTGGCCCCACTTCTGCCAGGAGGTCACTCCCTGGGGCGAGAAATTGCGCGACAGCGGCACGTCGTTCTGTATCTCGTCGATGACCTGCACCGTGCGGCGGTTACCGTCACCGCCACGGACGTGGTACGCGTACCCAGGAACGGGGAAGTGCTCCTGGGTGCCCTGGCGGTTGTCCCAGGCCGGGTTGCCGTACACACGGGCGGAGTAGTTGTCGACACCGCGGCTGGCGTAGTCCGCGAAGTCGTCACCGCGATAGATTTCGTCCATCCAGGGCACCGGGTTCTCCGCAAGGTGACCCTGCAGCATGCTGCGATCGACGGAGCCCCTCTGGCCGGTCAGGAAGGTGTCCAGGCCGCGATCGCGTACCTCGGACATGTCGACCCTGGGGTCCTTCTTGAAGCCCGCCAGCCACTGCTCAGCGGTCGCCTTGGCCTGGGGCGCTGCGTCGATCGCATCCTCCAGCCAGGAGCGAAGTAGTCTAGTCCTGCTCACTACGGGTAGCCTCCTCGTAGAGCCTGGGGAACGCGATCATTCCGCGGCGCATCATCTTGTTGCCGGTGCGCAACCAGGGCGCCGCCATCATCAAACCCTCCAGGCCCAGGCCTGGGGTCATGCCGTCGTAGGCGTACTCGCCCAGCAGATCGCCGGCAAAGCCCGGGTAGTTCACCATCATGTCGGCGCCGGCAGGAAGCCCGGACGGGAACAGGGCCCGCTCCAGATCAGCCGCTGCGAGCGCCGCAGCGTGTCCCCTGGGGTTTCGCGGGGGTGCGATGGTGCCATGGGCCTGCTCACGCTCTCGCGCCGCCAGGGCGCCTTTGAGGGCCTTTCCGGTGTAGCTGTCTTCTGGGTCGAACAGGTAACCGTTATCCATCCTCGTCCTCCTCCAGGAGCCCACGCTCCGCTGCGTAGTACTCGCGCCCTACCAGGGGCCCTGCGACAGATGCCGCGTTACCGCTGGGAGTGTTCAGCGCACCGCCGGCGCGCCAGAGGCCCTGGGCGACGTTAGGGGATATTTTGGGGTTGTTGAACAGCGACTGCATGCCCCATATAGCGGAGCCCAGGATCGGGCTGCCCGTCATGTAGCCCACAGCGCCGCCTGTGCCGGCCGCAATCGCGTCGCCCATACCGAACAGGTCGCGGTCCTCGATCCGACGCGAGGCGCGCTCCAGGTGCGGCTTCAGCTCCAGGTTGTCGCCCAGGCGACGGTTGGCGCCGGCGATCTCGGGCACCATGCGCTCGATCTCGCGACGGGCGCCACGCGCGACAGCCTTGCGGGTGTCCTCGGCAACGGGCACTTCAGCTGTCTGGCGCTTGGCGTTCCACGCGATCGTGTTGTAGAGGTCGCGCTTGAGTTTCTGCAGGTCCTTCGCGTCCAGGGTAGTCTTGCCCAGGCGCTGGGCGTTGAGCTCGATACCTATGGCGATGTCGTCGATCGCCTGCAGCGACTCACCACCGTCGACCAGGGAGCCACCGCGCTCAGCGCGTAGCTCGTCCAGGTGGTCCAGGACCTGCCGCACCGGAACCGGGTCGCCCTGTTTCGCGATCGCGATCATGTCGTCGACCTTGCGGCCTTGCATGTCGATAATTTTTTCGAGTTTAGCGACACCACGCGGCGACGGGTTGACGCCCTGGTCCAGCATGCCGCGGATCATCTGCGACGACTCGCGAGAGGTCAGCGTCTTGGGCAGCTTGGTGGCGGAGGACATCGTGCTCTCTGCCAGCCGCTCCATACCGCCGCCCAGACCTCGGGTGATCGGGTTGATCCTGGCGGCCGTCCTGGGCGCCGCGGTGCCCAGCAGGCCCATGGCATCCAGGCCAGCACCGACGGGGTCCTGCTCCAGGGTGTTCAGTGCGTTGTCCACGCCACCGTAGCGGTCAGCGTAGAAGTCAGCCACGGCGCTACCCTGGGGGCGGAAGTCGTGCCCCAGGGCGCTGGCAGCTGCAGGCAGGGCGAAGGGCGCCGTGTTCTGCAGTGTCTGCCCCAGCTTGCGCGCGGGGCCTGAGAGCGCCCTGGGAGCCGCGCCAGCGAGTGCCTCGGGCAGTGCCTCTCGTGCGTGCTGCAGGCCGCCCAGGACCGCCTGACCGAGGCCAGCGGCGGTGTCGATCGGGTTGGTGATCGCGTTGTAGAAGTCGCCCGCTACGCCGGCGGCGGAGCTGGGGATGTTCGACACCATCTCGTCGAAGCTGAAGCCGTCGTCCTGGGGCGCGGTTTGCTGCTCTGGCGCCGCTGCCGCCGCGGGCTCTGGTGCCGCTACCGGGTTCTCACCGCCGAATACTTCGTCGACGATCTGCTGTTCGTAGTCAGCGTGGCCGTTGTCGCGGGCCCACTGAATCTCCTGTTTCCACTCCGCTACGGTGAGCTCTCTCATGCTTAACCTCCACCTGGGCGATCGGGGCCGGTCTTAGTGTCCGGGCGGTCGCGGCGAATGCCGAAGCCGCTCAACGTCTCGTGCTTTTCCCAGTAGTCGCGCTTGCGATTCACGATCGCCATCTTGCGCTCCATCATGTCGAGCACGTCCTGCAGCACCGCGGCGTTCTGCTCTGGGGTGCGGTCGACGTTGGCGAACATCTCCTTGATCATCTTGATCTCTTCGTTACTCACCGGCGCCAAGTTGGTTTGCTTCAGATTCTCCAGTGTCGCGATCATGGTCTGGCGGGCCAGACGCGCGTTCTGCTCACTGCCGAAGAACGTGTTTAGTGTGCCGATCAGGGGGCCGGTATCGTCGTACTTACCCGCCGCGATGTCGGCCAGCAGGCGCCGGGTGTTCTCGATGGAGTCTTCCATCTCCAGGAAGCCGCCAGAGTCGGCGATGTTGCGGAAGTCGTTGTCTACCTTGGCGATACCGGAGCCGACGCCTTCGCCGCGAGACTCGCGCATTTTCATCCACTCGTTCAGCGCCGCGATCTCGCCCGGGTCCGTCACCCGCAGCACCGATCCGTCGGGGTTGAGAATGCCGACGGAGTCGCCGCCGGTATCCACGAGCTGGTTTTGCCGCTTCAGCTGCAGGTACTGCTTCTGCTGGTCGGGGCTGAGCGTGCTGAAATTAACCCACTCGCGCCACGCTGCAGGGTCGCTGGCGGACTTCTTACCGAACTGCTTCTCGTAGGTCACAAAATCCATGTCATCAGGCAAGAGCCCCGCGTCGCGCAGTGCGTTGTACTCCCAGGCCGGGTCCAGCGCGGTGTCGTGCGTCTCCTGCTGGCGCTGATTCTGCGCCTCTGCACGGGCGTCTGCCTTCTCACGCAGGCGCAGGGTCGACTCACGCGCTACGGCGTCCTGGTAGGCCTGCATGGGCGTCTGCGGGGGCATGCCGCCCCGGCGCAGGGCCATCATGTTGTTGATCGCCTGGGAGCCCATCGCAGCGCCTGGGCTGCTAAGGAACCGGTCCAGGTTAGATCGAGTAGGGGCCCCTGGGGCGGACGTAGGCTGTGGAGACGCCCCAGGGGCAACGGCTGGTGACGAGGGCGCGCCAGGAGGTAGGGTAGGCTGCATAGCCATACCCTGCGGCACCCCAAGCGGGGACTGCATGGGTGCCACCGCCTGACGCACTTGGCCAGCCGTAAAGGGTTGCATCTGCCGGCGGCGTTCTTCCATCGCCGGGTTTAGCAATGAATCGGCGAACAGGTCGTCGAAGACGCCGGTAGTCCGCGGACGGTCGAACTCAAACATATTAGCCTCCCAGGTACTGGCGGAACTGATCCTGGGTCATGTTCTCCCAGGCGTAGCCACCGTTAGGCCGCGCGGGGTAGGGGCTGTTGCCGCCACCGCCGAACATGCCAGAGTTTTGCATGCCGTTGTACAGCCCCAGCGCACCCTGGGCGCCCTGCATGGCACCCTCCCAGGGAGACATGCCTGGAGTGCCTGGGGTGTAGTTGCTGCGGGTGCTGTTGAGCATGTCCATCCGCTCGCGCTGCGCGATCCACGGCGCTTGCTGGCCGAAGTTGTGGCGCGCGACGTCCGCGTCGGTCAGGCTCTGGTCGTAGCCCTGCTGCAGCTGACCTGCCTGCAGGCCCAGGTTCAGGTTGCCCAGGCCCATGTCGAAGGCGCGGCCGGCGAGGTTGCCGCCCAGCTGGCCCATCTGACCGAAGCCCTGGATCATGTTCTGATCCAGCATGTTGGCGCTGTTGAGGTTCTGCATGCCGGCCTGCATCGCACCCTGGTTGGCTTGGTTGGCCGCGTTAGTCCACAGCTGCGTGCCGAAGTTGGCGATGTTCTGGTTGGTCATCGCCTGACCCAGCGCGCCTTGCTGGCCAAACTTGGTGTTGCCCTGACCACCGCCCAGGGCGTTCTGCATGTTCAGGCCTGGGAGCTGGTTCCAGTCGAAGTTTTGCTGCATCTGCAACGCGCCCAGGTCGAACTGATTCTGGAGCCCGCCGGTGAGGTTGGTGAACGACTGGTCGTAGGTGCCCTGGTCGTACTGGAACTGATTGGGGCCGCGCTCCTGCATGCCCTGCATGTAGTCCAGGCCCTGGCCGATCGCACCCAGGCCTTGCTGTGCGGCGCCCCAGGTTTGGTTCAGCATGTCGCCGCCCAGGCCGTTGCCCCAGTCGCCCGCTCCCTGGATCGCGCCAGAGAGGTACGGGTTCATGTCCGCGACGGTGTTACCGGCGAAGTACTCCGGTGTCTGCAGGTCCATGATGTTGCCGGCAGCCTGCCGGTAATCATCGCGAAGGAACTCTGGCACCATCTCCATGGGGCGCACCGGGTCGGTACCGCCTCCCGATCCTGCAGCGCCCAAGACGGCGCCGCCCACTGCTACTCCTGCATTAACCCAGCTCATTGTTATCTCCAGGCCCTGGTAGGGCGTCAAATTCTCTGAAACTTTGGGCGATCACCTCGGACTCGATCTCGCGGATGTCCTGGGTGTCGGAAGGGTTGTGGTGGACGGTCATCCAGTCGGTGTCCTCTATCACGTACACCGCTCTCTTGGTACCGGGTTCACTAACCCAGACTTTTGGCCCGACGAAGGTGTCTTCGCCGAACTCTGTCACCACGCGGACCACACCACGGGTGATGATATTCAGGTGGGCGTGCTTGTGAATCTTCCCTACGACACAAAGCCCCGCCGGCATGTGTATCATACGCCCGTACACGCCCGGGGCAAAGTAGTGCTCATTGAGGGCCTCTTCGGCTTCCTCCCAGTCGAAAGACCCCGGCTGCGCTCGCACGGCGTCCTCCAAGTCCACGACCTTCCGCCGCGACGGCAGTGCGGTGCCCAGGGTGTAGCTGGCGCTCAGTCGTACAACCATAGGACCTCCTGGTCTTTGGCGTGATCGTTGTCCGCGTGGACGAAGGTCTTCGCGATGCCGACACGACGAAAGCCCGCGGTCACCAACGCACCGACGATCAGCATGCGATCGCGGCTGGACCGGCAGCTGATGTCGGCGGCAAGGCCCTTAAGATGGGAGCTGGAGGCGCTCCACCCCCGGTGGGTGTTATAACGTTTGCAGCGGAAACCACTGTTCACGTCAAAGCGAACGCCTGCCAGCTCCCGCGCATCGTCGAACATCTCCAGAGTCTCCCAGTCCATGTCGCTAGCGCCGCAACACGGACACTCAAATTCAGAGATGTCGAAGTGCCTGAGTTGTTTTGTCATCCGTCTGTCCTGGTTGTGTGGGTGCCCTGCGTCTTGTCGTAGCTGCGCTGCGCGCCGACACCCAGGAGCGAGGTCACGATGCCGACAATCGCGGTCGTCTCGATCATTGGCGGCGGATCGCCCGCCATGTTGAAGAACGCCCACACCCACATCAACATGGGGTGTATGACACCGGACCAGAAAAGTGTGAAGGCGCCCACCCAGATGATCGCGGGGCGTCCGCCCGCCACCCAGAGGCTGGGGTGCTGCGCCTCAGTCTGGGCGATGTTGGCCTGGGCCAGCATCAGCTTGGTGTGCGCCTCGAGCTCGGCCAGATCGCCGCGCTGGGCGATCTCCTCGAGCTCGATCATCTTAGTCGCCTGGACCTCGGGATCGGGCCAGATGCGGGTGATCAGCGCGCGGCCTAACTCCAGGCCGGCGGTGAGTGGGTCAACGGCTGCCATTGGTCATTCGCTCCTCTGCCAGCGCCTGCTTCGCTTTCTGCAGGTCCTCGTTCAGCCCGGTAATGCGGCTGTCCTTCATCATAATCTCGTGGTGCATCTGGTCCGTCTCCTGGATCAGCATGTACAGCAGTATGCCCAGGATCACCACGATGATAACGGCGAGGACCAAGAGGGGTACGGGCAGCGTCATTGCATCGGTACCTCAACGCAAAACACGGTCGCCTTCGGGTGTTCGCGCTGGATGATCCGCACGCCGCGTTCGCAGCGCTCCAGGTCAGGATAGTCGGCGGTGCCGACTATCTGAGTGTTGGGCCACGCCAGTAGCGCGATCAGAATGAACTTCACGACACCACCTTCACGTTGTACTCGTCTGCGTGCTGCAGGACGTACATGGTGTACATCTCCCGGTCGCGGATGAAGTCGGCGCGCTTCCACTCGGTCCAGCGCTGCACCTCTTCCCTCCAGGGCGGACGCAGTTCCTGCATGCTCCAGGCGCCGCCTGGGCCCAACATCAGGGCCTTGTAGAACGCCATACCCTTGTGCGCCTCGTCGGCCGCCTCGGTGTCGTGGTCGCGCTCCGCTTTGCGCAGCGCCTCTTTGTGCACATGGTAAGGGCCGACGCCCTCACCGATCACATCACTGCAGTACTCGACGTCGGGGTTGTTCACCCAGTCGGTCATGTCGATGTTGCATTTACTTAGTTCGATCTGTTCCATGTCCTATCTCCGTTTCTATCTCAATGGCACCGCGGGCGCAGATAAGGCAGATTTCCGCCTCAGTGCGCTCGCGGTGGTACCCGACGCAGCTAGCTAGTAAAAGCAGACTTGCGAATACGGTTATCTTCATCACCTGACCTGCTGTTCGATGTAGTCGAGTCTTTGGTCCTGCAAATGATCAACGTCTCGTTGTCGGTTCCGCATTTCATTCGCATCATTAACGGTGAAGGCCTCCCCTCTGACATCCTGGAGGCCTCTTCTATTTCCTTCGATCTCTGAAGAGTGGTCCACAAGGATTCTATTGTTTCTTCCTTCACTTTGTATCGCCTCACGAGCCACTTCGATGGTGCTACGTGCTGCCGATACGCACTCCTGAACCAAAGAAGTATCAGAACGCTCGCCGAACACAGTAGTAACGCCGCTAGAACCACCTCCCACCAAGGCAAGAATGATGTAAAAAATGGGCTCAGGCATTGCGATAACTTTTCTGTTATTGGCATTCGCGATGTCTTCTTCGGTCACGTCGAGGCCTTAGCGAGAATTGCGCGGCGTTCGTTCGCCACGCTTCCTGCGTTCACGTTCTTCCTTTTCCTCGCGCTCTTTGCGCTTGGCTCGATACTCCTCACGGAATTTAGTCCCGTCGATCGTGCCGTCCCCCATGGGCGACGGCACCGGAGGCATGTCCGTAGAAGGGACTTGGAAGTACTGGTCGTACGTCACCAGGGTGTCCCCCGTCTCGGGGTCCTTGATTGTGTAGACCTCGCGGAACTGGCCAGAGCCGTCCGCCCTCATTGTGATCTCTTCGACTTTAGTGTGTCGTTCGACCATATCGACTGTCTCACTCATTTGGCTTGTGGTGCCTCCTTAGCGTTGATGGTGTCATTGATCATGGCCACAAAGCGCTCGTTGTACACGCCCAGGCGCACCGACTTCATGCGCTTGACCAGCTCCGCGTGCTCGGCGTCCTCCAGGTGGACTTTGTCCCCACTGGCGTTGAGCAGCTTCTCGCGGATCGGCTGGATGGTGCACATCTCGTCGTAGTTCAGACCGGCGTCGGGGTTGGCCGGCATTGAGATAATGTCCACCATGTGCTTCTGGTAAACGAAAGGCTCTTCACCTGCGCAAGTCAGGGTTTTCAGTTCTACAATTTTCATCCACAGCTCCTTAATTGTTCGATCTCGTCACTCAGCTCTGATACCGCTGATAGCAACAATGGTATCAAATCTTCCTTAGCAACGCCCAGGCTGTCTGGGTCCGTCTGATCGACCGCGTAGTGAAAGTGCTCCACCACGTCCTGGGCGATCACAAACGCGCGCTCAGTGCCCGGGGCATCGGTCTTGTACCGGCCAATGTAGCCGTGGATGCCCTTCACTTTCTCCAGTGCATCCGTGATTCTACGCAGGTCTGTCTTGAGGCGGCGGTCGGAAGTGGCCACCCAAGAGGTACCGCCATCAACGATGTACACGCCGGTGGCGTTGTGGTTGGAAACCACGTAGGCGTTGGCATTGGATACGCCCGCCTTCCAGAACTGTCCGACCGGGTTCTGGCTGTTACGAATCGCCACAGCACTGTCCGTGGCGCTAGTGCCGGTTACCTCAAGACGGCGCCCGCCCAAGGAGGAGAACGCGTTGCCGATGTTTAAACGCGCCCCTGAGTCGAAGCCCATGTACGCGACACCTGAGATATACCAGTAGTGTGCAGTGGGTCCGTTTGAGGTCATTACCGCGCCGCTGCCTTGGGCAGTGATCAGCGTGTCCACCGCGTTGCTGCCGATGTACGCACCAGAGGGCACCGAGGAGTTGGCGATGTACAGCGCGTAGGCGTCAGGAGATTCAATACGGCTGCGCTTGCCGTTCATGTAGAAGCCCCAGATGGGGTCGGCCACGCCGGTCCACACACCCATGCCGTGCTGGTTAATCTGGGCAACTACGCCGCCATTCACTTGGAACCAGTGATTGGCCCCCGTTTGGTGGACCAGTGATCCAGTGGCGTCCACGCTGAAGCCGTACTGGTTGTTGTACAGGTTTATATGGGTGGTTGTTGCCCCCACTACCGGGGCGTGGTTACCGAAGTTTAGCTTATACCCGGCGTTGATGGTCAGCCCTTGAGCCGCCGTCAACGGGGTATCAACCGTAGTCAATACGTTGGTGATGGTGACACGCCCCGCGCCACCTGCGCCTAACAGCAAGGTGTTGGAGTCCGCGCCCATGTAGAACTGGGTCGGCCCTACCTGCATCAGGCCGTAGCGGGCGGTGTTGGCGTTGTCGAGGAAACGTAACTGAGAGATGTTATCAGAGGCGCGTCCGCGAAGCCCAAGGTTAAACGCGCCTGCCTCCGCTATGATCTGAACAGGCTCGCCGCCGTCTGTACCGTGGAACACAGTGCTGTTGACGCCCGCAACCATTCGCAAGTTACCATGGGCGAAGTGGTTGGTGTCCAACGCACTTGCTATGGTTATGGTGTCGGTTTGTGAGCGCACATCCAATGCGCTGGCGTGTACGTTCATAGGCAGGTAGCCGGGATTTCCCCGGTCGTATGCCTGTACGTAGCCAACACCTCCAGAATAAAGCACCTCAACACCGGGATCATTCCAGTTGGTGGCGTTGAAGCCAGAGGCGAGCATGCCCCCTTTGGCTTCGTTGGAGGCAGACACAATATGGTTGCTGACGTAGATCAGCGAGTCGCCACCCAGCGTTGCGAGGTTACCTGCGTCCGTAGACACCGCAGTGGGGCCTGCAGGACCTTGTGGACCTTGCGCGCCATCAGCACCGTCTGCGCCATCGTTACCGGCAGGGCCTTGGATACCTTGCGGGCCCTGTGCTCCGGTGTCACCCGTGTCGCCTGTGTCACCCTTCACACCCTGTGGGCCTTGGGGTCCTTCGTCACCTTGGGGCCCCTGGGCGCCGTCAAGGCCATCTGCGCCGTCCGCGCCGGGATCACCCTGCGGACCCTGGGGTCCTGTGGCGCCCGTCGCACCTGTGTCGCCAGTGTCACCTTTCGGGCCCTGGGCGCCATCCGCACCGTCCAGGCCGTCTGCGCCAGGATCACCCTGGTCACCCTTGACACCCTGGGGTCCTTGAATACCTTGCGGACCCTCATCACCCTGTGGGCCCTGGGGTCCTGTAGCACCATCATCACCCGCGGGGCCCTGGATACCTTGCGGGCCCTGGGGTCCTTCGTCTCCGGTGTCCCCCTTGGGTCCTGTGGCGCCGTCCGCACCGTCGTTACCTGGGAGGCCCTGCGGGCCCTGGTCACCGGTGTCGCCCTTGTCACCCTTGGGTCCGGTCGCGCCGTCTGTGCCGTCCGCGCCTGCAGGGCCGGTCGCGCCGGTGTCACCTTGGGGTCCCTGGATGCCCTGGATACCTTGCGGGCCTTCGTCGCCTTGCGGACCCTGGGGTCCTGTGGCGCCAGTCGCACCGGTGTCGCCGGTGTCGCCCTTCTCACCCTGGATACCCTGGGGTCCCTGGGCGCCATCGTCGCCGTCCAGGCCTGGGTCGCCTTGCGGACCCTGGGGTCCTACCGCACCGGTGTCACCCGTGTCTCCCTTGGGGCCCTGTGCGCCATCCGCGCCGTCCAGGCCGTCTGCGCCTGCAGGGCCTTGGATACCCTGTGGTCCAGTGTCGCCTGTGTCACCCTTAACGCCCTGGGGTCCCTGGGGGCCTTCGTCGCCCTGGGGCCCCTGGGCGCCGTCAAGGCCATCAGCGCCGTCCGCGCCAGGATCGCCCTGAATGCCCTGGATACCTTGGGGCCCCTGCGGGCCCGTGTCCCCAGTATCACCCTTGACTCCCTGGGGTCCTTGAGGGCCTGTGTCACCCTGGGGTCCTGTTGCGCCGTCAGCGCCGTCTGCACCGTCCAGGCCAGGGTCGCCTTGCGGCCCCTGGATGCCCTGCGGGCCGGTGTCGCCCGTATCACCTTTAACACCCTGGGGGCCTTGAGCTCCTGTGTCACCCGTGTCTCCTTTGGGCCCCTGTGGGCCTGTAGCGCCGTCTGCGCCGTCTGCGCCGTCCAGGCCTGGGTCACCTTGCGGTCCCTGGGGTCCTGTGGCGCCTGTGTCGCCCTGTGGGCCCTGGGGACCGGTCGCACCGTCTTCGCCATCCGCGCCAGGATCGCCCTGGGGTCCCTGGATGCCCTGAATACCCTGGTCGCCCTGGTCACCTTTCTCACCCTGGATGCCCTGGGGTCCTTGGGGTCCTTCCGGGCCCTGGGGTCCTTCCGGACCCTGCGGGCCGGTGTCGGGGTCTACCCACTCGGTGTTGAAGTCGTCGCCGTCCTGCTTGGCCAGGACCTGCCCGGTGGTACCACCCGGGGGTACCGGCGAGGGCTCGTTGCGCCACATGGTGCCGTCGTGGCGCAAGATGTTGTTGGCTACTACGTTGAGCAGCTCGACATCCGCGTGGAAGTTGAGCGAGTGGTCAATCGGTTCGGTGCCGCCACCACCGCCACCACTGCCGCCGCCTGAGTATGCCAGCAGGTCCCAGTCTTCTGGGAGCGTCACGCGCTCGAACTTCAGGTCGATGCCGTAGGCGTCGTTGGTGTTGTTGAGCCCGCGGGCGCCGCTCAGCCGCAGCCAACCCTGCACGGTACCGAACACCGGCTGGTTGGTGAGCCAGTAATCGGTCAGGCTGACGTAGTCGGTCAGCTCTGGGGTGGGGATGGTGAAGGTGAGTGTAGTGATGATACCCGCATCGCCGTCGGGTAGGTTGTTGCCACCACCGCCGTCAGTGATCTTGTCCAGGTCGTCCCAAACGAAGTAGCCGTTGGTGTCACCCGGGCCGGTGCCGTTGTACTCCGGGGCGGTGTTGATCCGGTACTCGCGGAAGTTGTCCGTGTCGGCGCTCTCGTACGCGACGACGGTTGTGCCGGCAGTGATCGCCAGCAGATCGGCGTGGCGATCGGTGCCGGTGTCGTCGAACTGGCTGACGCGGATGCTCTTGTCCTTCTCGCGCAGCCACAGCTCCGACGTGAAGGGGTTGGGGTCGTTCTTGTCATCGCCGCCGTAAATCCATTCACCCGTCACCTGGGTGCTGGCGGAAGAGGTGAGTGCTTCCAGGTAAATACGGTACGTGGACCCAGCGGACACAATCACGTTGTCCAGGACCAGGATTTCCCACTCCCCGGCGTCTTCGATGATGGGGTCGTCGATCGTGGTGAAGGTGGGGTTGTCCGGGTCGGTGATGTTGGCCACCACAACCCGGTAGACCGTGTCGGGGTCGATCTCGGGCACCCACACACGCAAGCCGCGGAACCAGCCCGACTCAGTGAAGGCGATGTCGAAGCCTGCGTGCACCACACCCAGGTGGTCGTCGGTGTTCCAGGTGGGCGACTCTTCTAGCAGCCACGTCGGGCTGCCGTCAGCTTGTGGGGCAGCGCGCTCGGTGGTGGTCTTGTTCGCCACCATGGTCCAGGTGTCATCGAAGACAACATCATCGCGCTCGTACTGGGCGCCGACCACATAGGGGCGAATGAAATTGAGACGGCGTCCGGGTTCAAGCTGACTGCCGTTGTAAAACAGGCCGTCGCGCAGTGTCAGCGCCGCGCTGATGTCCACGTCCGGGTGATCCGGGCCGAACAGCGCGTGCTCCTGGCTGTGGTGCGCGTCGGGGCGGCTCGCGTGCTCCGCCAGCTGCGCAGTCACCGCCGCGATCATCTGGTTGATCTTGTAGCTGGACCACGTCTTGCCGTGCAGGGTGCGGTTGTCGTCGATCAGGTCACCGACGTCGCCGTCCTTGCCGTCCTTGCCGTCGGCTCCTGCCGGTCCTGCAGGCCCAGCGGGGCCCTGGGGTCCTGCAGGACCAGCTGGGCCTGTTAGGCCGTCACCGTCCAGGAGCTCGTCGATCGCGTCGATGAACGCCTTCAGCGTGTTCGCCAGGAGCTTGACCGCGGTGTCCGTCGAGGCAAAGCCGTTCTGGATGCGGTTGAACTCGCCCTGGGCCCAGAAGCGCATGGCCTCCAGGTCCTGGGGCGTTGCGTGCTGGGCACGGTAGAGCTGAATGGCTGACTGGTCCTCCTGCAGCATCGCGCTGATCAGTGAGACGATCTGGTCAAACCTAGCGGCCATGTGCGAGCTCCACGTCGATGTCGCCACCCGTCATAACGAAGGCCTGGGTAGCGCTGAAGTCCATCTCCAGGCCCAGGTAGCGGCCAGTGGTGCGAGTGTCCCACTTGTGCCTGCCATCGTTCGCCGTCTTCTGGAGGTTGATAGTCGAGTAAGGGTTCCAGCTCGGGTCGTCCATCAGGTTGGTGGACCACCCGGCGCGGATGTCGAAATTGTTGGGCGTCGACGCGGTCAGCCTGGGGCTCTGCAGGTGGAAATAGAACTGGCGAATGTGCTTCCAGTTGTTGGTCGTCCAGCTGGGGTCCAGGTCGTTCAGGTCGATGCCTGTACGCTGTACGAAGTAGCGCTTGACGCCAGAGGTGTCGATCACCTGATCGCTCAGATACAGTTTGTCCGTGGTCAGCCAGTACAGGTTCTGCTCCACGCCCAGGTCCGCCATGTCGAGCCACAGCGGCGCGCTGCGGCTGTTCCACGGGGCTTGCGGATCACGCATGTCTGCCCAGGTCAGAGACTCGAAGCCGCCCTGGGTGTTCCAGCGCGTGGCCCAGCCTGGGTCGAACTCGTACGACATCGCCTGGACCGGCACCAGCTGGCTGCCCTCGATCGCAGCTGCGTCCATCCAGGTGTAGTTGTTGTCCTCGAAATTCCACACCAAGGCGCCGCGCACCTCGTTGAATACGGGCTCGCCGCCAACACCGTCGATGTAGTTGGCCTGCAGGGCCTCCCACAAACCCACCACGGGGCCGTCCACGTAGAGGCCCAGGAAGGTTCCGGTGATATTCGCCAGGGCGCCGTAGTATTTGTCGACCTGGGCGTTCCACCACCACCAGCGGGTCTTGGTTTGCGACTCGTCGTATATGATCAGTTGCCAGATGAGCTGGGCGTAACCGGCAGTGGTTTCTCCGTTGATGGTGACAATGGGGCGCTGATAAAAGCGAGCAACACGATCAGTACCGCCCTCGCCGTCAGAGACGTCTTCGACTTGGATGAAGCTCTCTGTTTGGAGCTGCCAAGTCCAGGCGCTGTTACCATCAAAACCTGCAGGGGTTGGGAAAGACTGTGTGCCGGTATCGGCAACGAAGTCAATTGTCCCGCCTGCAAGACCAATATGGGGTGCGAAATAGACGAGTGGCTCGAAGCCATTAACGGTTCCTCCAGAGGTGTACGCGATCCGCGTGCGCAGATACGCAAGGCCGGCGAACTCTACCAGAGGTCCGCCGCCGGGCGCATCACATTGCATCTCACCGATCGCCACGCCGCCTACGTTGATGTCAACGCGGGAGGTACCGTTACCGCTGCCTGGGATGCCCATGTCACTGCCGCCGGGGTATCTGCCCTGCCATCCAGTGAAGTGTTGCCCCAGGAAGAAACCGTCACCCTCCGTGTGATTCACGAGGCGCATACCATCCACGCTGCAGTAGTCAGGCATGGTGGGGCCCCAGTCTATTGCGTCGTAGTTGGTGGCGCCCAGTGGTGGGTTGCCGTCACTGCGCGAAGTGTACTGCCAGTCGACGGAACCACCAGCAAAAAATTCTGGTACTGTGCTCACCCCATCCGAGAAGTCTGTCATGGGCCAGTCGGCCGCGGCGTTCTCGTTGAACCACTTCTCCAGGGAGGAGCACAGATAGTCCGCCTGGGAGTACTCGCGGAAGCGCAGGGTGAGCTCTTTGCGATCCGGGTTTTTCACCAGCTGCATGGCGGTAAAATCCAGCTCGCCGCTCGATGTCTCCGGTGTCTCGGGCACCTCGAAGCTATACTCACTGACCGTAGCCGTCTCACTGATCGTGGTACCGAAGGGGTCGGTGACCTCGCAGTAGATGTCCACGTCGCCGCCACCGGCCAGGAACTGGAACTGGTAGTAGGGCAGACTGTCGCCTACCGGGCTGCCGTTCGCGTACCACTGATACGTCAGATATGGGGTGGCGGATGTCGCGGTGACCGACACCACCACCTGGGCGTTGTCGTCCACTGTGCGATCCTGGGGCTGCACGGTGATGATCGGCTTGTCACCGCCTACCGGACCCGGGTGCGGCAAGTCCAGGGTGTAGCTCGGTGCGCTGGCTGCACGAGCGCGTCCTGGCGTGATCCGAATGTTGTCCAGGCGACCACGGATATTGCGGCGGGAGCCGATGATAGAGCCACCGAAGAAAATACCCTGGCTGTTGCTGAACAAGGTAGCGTTGCCGATGTTCTCCTGGTGTATGCGGGTGCCGTTGTTGTAGAAGTTGACGAACACACCGTCGCGCTCGACCAGGATGTCGTTGCGACCCTCCACAAAAAACGACACACCCGTGGCATTCGTTGTCAGGTGGTTGCCGCCCGAGTCCTTGACCTCGATATACAGCATGTTTGTCTGGTTGTCGTGGGCCAGCTTCAGCAGCGCAGATGAATCTGCTCCTGACGTTGTGATCAGCATGGCGTAAGGGTCAGGCGTGCCAGTCTTTTCGTAGCTGACCTCCATCGTCCAGTCGCCTGTGGTCAGGTCGGGCTTGGTGGCCAGCTCCACAAACGAGGAGGAGCTGATGCTGGTCAAATCCAGGGAACCGATGCCCTCCATCTGGGAGGTGTAATCGATGACCGCGTTGCCGCCCATACCCCAGGAGTTGCCCGGGATCAAATCTAGCGGGGTGCCACCAGGGACGTCGAACGTCAGCAGCTGGCTGACTTCCCCATAAAACGGATCAGCCATTACACGAGTCTCCCACGTTTGCCTGCGCGCCTGAAGAACTCGTCCTCGACGCGGTCGCGCGCGATCAGCTGCACCGTGCTGCCGTCATGCACGTACAGCTGGTCGCCACTCACTACGAAGTGTTGGTTGTTGTACTCGGCCGCGAGGTAGAGGCCTGCGCAGCCCTTGTTGAACATGCGGCGGAAGTCCATCACCAGGGGGCCGCCCACCAACATCATCGCCGTGGCGCTGTTGTCTGTGTACAGGATCAGCTGCTCGTTGAGCTCTGCGCCCCAGTTCAGGTGGCCACTGCCGGCGCCCACTTCAGACTTGGCTGACAGCGTGGCAGGCGACTCGTAGTCCCAGGAGGGCGGACCACCGCCGTCCAGGGAGTCGTCCAGGCCGGCCAGGGCGGTCGCGTCGGACCACCAGACGGTGTTGGGCTGGAAGCGGCCAGACTCGGTGATGCCGAGTGCTACCAGAAAATTTTTGTAAGGTAGGAGCACCTTGCAGCGGGCGTTGGTGTCCTTGCTGGGCTCCTCGTTGAAGGTCAGGTCTTCAGCCGTCGAGATCACGCCCCAGTTGGGCAGGTCGACGAACTGCAGCTGGCCGTTGTCGAAAATCTGGGGCTTGTCGCGGCCGTTGTTGAAGATGCACGTCGTGCCCCAGGAGAACGACTGCCACTGCCCGTCTGTGCGGTAGCCTGAGCCCGCCAGGACCCACTCAGCGTGTCCTGGGTAGTCTGAGCGCAGGAACCACAGCTTGCCCTCGCTGGCGGCGCACAGGTAGCTCGAGCGGCCGTCAGAGAAGCCCTGCAGGTGCAGGCCGACTTCGCCATCAGGCAATTCGACCACCTCTGTGGGCTCGTACATCTTCTCCATCTCGACACCGGAGAAGCGGATGTTGCGCGCGTCGGACCACACACCGATCGGGAGGGCCTCCCCAACGGTGTCGGCGACCACGCCGTGCTTACCGAAGTTGCGCATTGGGCGGAACATTACGCGGGCACTCCTACGTACATGATGTATGCCAGGGCCAGGAACTTGGGCGCGTAGTCGTGGCCGTGCTCCAGGTTCTCAACGGTGACCTCGATCGGATCGTCGCCGTGGGTCAGTGGCTGGGGTGTCGGCACGCCGTACTTCGAGGTGCGGCCGGTGTTGGCTTCAGTAGACACGCCCGACATCACATAGCGGCGGTCGTCCGAGATACCGGTGTAGCTGGCAGCCTGATTCGAGGCACTCACCGTGGACGTTTGGCCGGGGTCCTGGCCTGACTCGTTCGCCAGGGTGAAGTGCTCGTGCTCGGGCATGTTGTCCACGGTGATCGTGTGATCTGGTATTTCCACCGAGACGGTGGCGTCGACGTCACCTGAGTTTTGCGTGGTCATGTGCGGGTTGTCCGCATCCCAGTCGTCACCACCGGCGTCACCTGGGGCGAACTTGGCGCCCGCGTTGGTGTCACCTGCGCCCACAACGAAGCGGTCGCGCAGATCAGGAGTAACCTGGGCGTTGTAGGTGCCGCCGTCGCACAGCGCGTAGCCGGTGGGGATGTTGGTGGTCAGGCCGGCCCACATGACGATGCCGCCCACCGGGATCAGGCCTGTGCCGGCACCAGCGGTCAGCTGGCGCACGTCCTCGAACAGCTTGGAGAACGTCGCCGCGTCGGGCGGATCGGTGTCGCCAGGGTCGCCTGTGGCGCCTGTGTTGGTGATCTGCCCGTCGAGCTCGGGGAATACGGCCAGCAGGGCCTGTTTGATCGCCTGGAACTCCTGGGGCGCGTCAGCGACCAGTTCAGTATCCGCGGGCGTGTTGGGGTCCAGGTCCTTGATAGACATTACAGGCCTCCGTCGTGGTAAACACTGGCAACGCCCGCGGTAACACCGGTGAGCTCTGCCGAATCGCTTTCGTACTGCAGCCGCTGCAGTACCTCGTTAAATCCAGGTGACCACTCCGCCGCCTTGGCCGGCTCGCGCAGGAACATGTAGGCCTCCACCAGGGCGCCGTACAGGTACAGATCAGGCGCGGTAAGGAAGAGGCGCGTGGTGGCCTCGTCGCCGCGCTCAGTGGTCGTCGAGGCGGTGCCTTGGCTTTCTGGCACGCTGTTGGGGTTGGTGGGGTGGTCCCAGGGTGTCATCTGGGTGATCGACTCGGTGCCGTAGTAGAGCAGCTCCAGGGTGATCTCGCCGTCGTAGGGTGGGGTGAAACCTGGGTGCAGGATCAGCTCGCGCTCGACCAGGGCGAAGACTCGAGCTGTGCCGGTGTCCGAGTACTTGTCCAACATGCTGGCGCTGACATGCTGCAGCGTCTCGCCGTTGAGGATCAGTGTTTTTACTTCCTTAAAATTTTGGGGAAGTGGGATGGGGTTGTCGAGGGTGTCGGCTTCGGTCCACACCTGGGTGAACTCGGTGTCGCGCGAACGCAGCTGCCGGTAGATTTTCGTCTCCGCCAACCGGATGAAATTGGGCAACCGCGAGGCCATGTCCTCACGGTCCAGATAGTCAGCTATTGCTGCCTTCAGTTCCCCGTAATTTTGCATTGCCTCCACTCCCTATATAATTCTGCGGCACCAGTATCTGGCTGGTCGCACGCTTCGTCGTAATGTGGGCGTTGTGCAGCTTTGCAAAGTCGCGGGTTAGAAAGTAGGCCAGGAACTTGTCCCTGACTCCGCTACGAGACTCGGGGTACCGTTTGCCACGGATACCACCATCATTGCGCGCCCATTGGTCGTACGTAAAACCGTTCTTATTCAACCAGTCAAGGATCATCGTGATCGGGACGGACCCGACGTGACGCCACTCGCCTGGGTTGCTGGCCTTGGTCGCGAAGCTGTGTAAGTCTCTGATCTCTTCTACACGGCGGATTGCTGGGCCTATATCCTGATGCTCCCGGCGGTAGTGCTTACCGTTGCGGGAGAAAAAGGTGCGGGTGTAATCACCCGCACCTTTTACGAAACGCTCGTTGCTAGGCATTAACTAACAGTGAGGTTCGCGGGGACGTTTTCGATCGCAAAATGCGCCTTGGTATTCAGGGCAGCAATTGTAGACTCGCGCAATACCTGCCGCTTGTCAGAGTCGCCTTCCTTACCAATCGCCCAGTCGTCCGTAGCACGCAGGACTGGAGTGGCAGCATAGTTGAAATCGACGCCCAGGATCATGTTGTCCGCATCGCCATCGGTCGCCATGTTCAAGTCGAGGACGAGATCAAGCTCACCGTAGGTGGATACGTACAGGTCCACGCAGTTCACCAGGGTCTTTTCGTTGCGCAGATCGCGGGTGCGACCGGCAGACAACGCGAAGTTGGCGAAGTAGCCAGCGGTCAGCGGATCGGTCAGCACAGTGTCGGGACGACCGCCGTGCTTGAAGCTGGCCAGATGGCCTGCGATCAGCGCCGCTTCCAGTTCAGCCACGGTAGTGGCCGCAGCAGCGTCGACCTTCACAGAGGCGTCGAGCTGGGTGGGGAACGACGCGAACTCACGGGCAGTAGAGGAGTTACCCGCTACCGCAACCTGACGGCCAGTGCCACCGGCGTCGCCGACTGCAGCAGACTCTTCGTCGTTGGCCAGCTCGCCGTAGCGCAGCTCCAGCTGGTAGGCCATCTCAGAGTCACGACCGTATTTTTTCACGCGCTCGCTGGTACCGGTGATTTCTGCAACTTTGTCCATGATCTGGCAATAGTTTTGCAGTTCGGTGGCGGGCTGTGACTGGTCGTTGCCAGCGGCCGCGCCTTCAACTTTGGCGTTCTTTACGGTGGGCTGCAGAATGTCTTCTGTCCACTCGTGAATCTTACCCGTCGCGCGGATGGTCATCGCCATCGAGCAGAAGGGGTTGTCTACAGGTGAGATGTTGTAAATCTCGTCCTGCACGTCCTCGGCTTGCCGAGTCATTGTGTAAGTGTCAAATCCAGGCATGGTTACATGCTCCTATCGCTAATTGAGATCAGCGGCCGTCACGTTCTGCAGCGAGGCGGTGCCTGTGCTTGTCTGCGAAGCTGCCGCGCTGATTAGGCACGACTTCCTTGCGGGCAAACTTGCCACGTTCATCACGCGGCTGTCGGCGTTGGGCCTTGTTGCGAGGCGCTTGTGGCCTGCGTTTACTTTTCGTTTTGCGGACCCTGTTTCCGCCCTCGGACATCTGCTTGTAGGCGTGCAGCGCTTCAATGACCACCGGGTCGGTGATGTCGTTGAAGGCCTCTGCAGGCATGCCTCGCTCTGCGGCAAAATCTCGGAGCTCTCCGTAGACCTCGTTACTCCAGTTCGGGATGGTGCGGCGCAGCCTGATTTTCGCAACTTCGGCTTCACGTCGTTTGACTGTCTCGCGCTGCTGCTGCTCCGCCTGTTGCATCTGCTGGTACGCTTGCTCAGTGCGCTGAGCAGTGGCGTAGTCCTGCTGATACTGCTGTTGCAGCTGCTGCAGCTGTTCTACGGGAATCTGGCTCGTGTCCAGGTTCTGGTAGTACTGCATGCGTTGCTGCATGGCGTTGCGCATGAACTCAGCCCTTGCCAGGGCGTCACGCGAATTGTCCTCCATCTCGAAACGAAGCTCAGCATGCTGTGCCATAGACTCAGCGTGCTCGCGATCCATTTCGCCGCGCTGCTCGAACATACTCTGCGTTTCGCTTTGCAGGTCCTTGTAGCGCTTTTCCCAATCGACGTTCTGTTCGTCATCGCCTGCCGGGTCGTCTTCGTCCTGGGTGCCCTCGTCGGGGTCCAGGCCGTCGTCCTCGTCCAGGTCGTCGGCGTAGTCATCGTCGGCGTAGTCCTGCTGGGAAGGGTCCAGGTCTACGTCTTGCTGATCTCCAGGAGCCGGGGGTGCCTCGTCTTCGAGGGCCGCGGGTGCTGGATTGTTTGGCTGTCCTTCGTCTTCGCCGCGCTCCGCTCTCAGCTGTTGCGCTTTGCGTTCTCTAAAGGACTGTGCCGGGGCCTGTTGGCCCGTGTTCTGTTGCCCCTGTTGGGCAGCCGGTTCTGGCATTGTACTCTCCTGTGTGAGCTATACAACCAATTACGGTTTAGTGGTTAAAGTCCGGGCCCCGGCCGTTCTGGCCGAAGTCCAGGTCGAAACCTTGGGCGTCCTGGTACTGGCGGCGCCGGTATTCTGGGTCACTCTCCTGGTGCTGCTCCTCCAGGATTCGTTGGGCGTCTTCGACGGCGGCGGACAGGTTTTCTGTCATGTTCACTAGCCCCTTCACCTGATGGTACAGGCTTTCGCGCTTTCGCTCTTCTTTGGGGTCCGTCGCCATCCACTCCTCGAACTTTTGCTGGATCAGCTGTTGGTAGGCCAGATTGTACACTGGGCTGTTGAGGAGGATCGACGCGTCGTTCCCCACTTGCAGCATCCGCTGCAACTGCTCTTGAGTTTGTGACTCGCTTTGCGAGGTTCCGCCTTGCGATGTTTGCGTGCCGTTCTGGGTCATTTTCTCGTCTCCGTATGGCCCCTGCTACTTGCGGTGCCATGTCCTTTGTGACCTTGGGCACCGCGGTTTGTTTAGCTTTCAGCGCATTAATGCGTGCTGTTGCTGCTGAGTTTATCGCGGTCAATTTCCAGCTTCTCCTTGTCCACCTGCTTCTGATGATCCAGCTCGTCGTCTGCGCGCAGGTTGTCTGCCATTTCGTTGGTCCGCTTCCACTCCAATTCGGCGGCCTTGAGCTGGTTCGACTGGAACAGCCCCTGGCCCTGGGCGTCCAGGTTGCGCACCTGGGCGTCGGTGACTTTCTTCTGCTCCTGGGCCTGCGCCATCTGCGCCTGGGAGCGCTGCTGTGCGGCCTGGGCGTAGCGCGGATCGTTCGGTGACAACATCACCTGGGTGGTGTCACTGACACCGATCAGCTCGAACACCATGTCGAACAGCGCGTGCTTCTGAGCGGCGCCGTACGAGAGGGCCATGTCCTGGTCCTCTTTCATCAGACCGTGCATGAGTAGGAGGTGCTGCGACATCCGCTGCCCCTCTTCGGGGGTGAGCGCTACCGCGACGTCCATTCCCAGGGTGTCGTCCTGCCATGTGCTGGGTGCGATCGGCACCTGCTGGCCTGCGACTTCCATCACGTCCTGGCTCTTGTCGTGTTCCATCGCCAGCTTGACGGTGTACTGCGACAGCGGCACCAAGAAGGTGTTGGCGAAGTCTCGCGCGGCCATGGTCACCCGGCGCTGGCCGGCTGTGGTCAGGCGCTCGATCATGTTGTCGGCGTTCTGGTAGCGCACCGCGTCAGTGTTCATGCCCTTGGCCAGATCGTTCATACCTGAACGCGCTTGGCCGTCATCCTTCAGCATGGCCAGGGCCTGGAAGGTGAGCGGGCTCAGCTGCGGCGTGGGGATGTCTCGCAGGGCGTCGGGGCGGTTCATCCACAGCGGCGCCCCGATACGATTCTCCAGGAGGTCGCGGGGGTTCTTCAGGCCGCCAACCAGGACGCCCAGGCGGGAGCTGTTGGCGATCTGCTGGTTGTCGATGATCAGGCGCTTGAGGACGCTGCTGGTCTTCTGGGTGTGGGCCTGCACGTCGGAGGTACACATGCCACTCTCGGCGTGGGAGATTTTCATCTCGGTCCACTCGAAGATACCCGACTCCTCGACCACACGGATCGCGGGGACGCCGTCGCGCTCCAGGATTTCACCGGAAGACCAGTGAATCTCATAGAGCGCATAGCCCTCTGGTGCCTCGAAGCCCAACTCCAGGTCGCCGAAGGTTTCGTTATCGTAGTTGAGCCACGTCCAGGTGCGGAAGTAACCCACTGTCTCCTGGACGTCGACACGGTTCTGGGAGCGCTGGCGAGTGAAGGATCGGTCGTGGTGCTTGCGCGCGCTGTCCTCCTCGCTGTTGCGGAATCGGTGCTCGCGATTGAGCCCCAGGACCTGGGCCTCGTCGAAGCCCATCTCGATCAGTGCGCCGCGGGAGATGTCTTCCGCGATCGTCTCCCACTGGCTCTGGTCGTTGTAGGCTGCATCAGGATCGCGGTAGTAGCGTTCGGGCTGCACCAGGGTGTACTTGACGTAGCCCGCTGGGCGCTCGACTGAGATCGGCCCCGTGATCACGTCGACCTGGATGCCGCCGGTGGTGATGCTGCGCTGCACCTGGGCCTGCGATGTGTCCAGGGTGCTGGGGTCGATGCCCTGTTGCTCCAAGGACATCACCATGGCCGGCAGGGGCGCGCCCTGGACCATGGTGGTCAGTGTCTCGGGCTCCTCTTCCCACTCCGCCAGGACCACGCAACGCTTCGCCACCAGGGCGTCGTGCCACGCGTCACGGAAGAGACGGTGGTACTTGTTGCGCTTCATGGTGCGGTTGACGTAGGCCGTCTTGGCCTCCGCTTCCATGGGGTAGGGGCAGTCGGTGAACTCGACGACGTCCCTGGCTGAGAGGAACGTCTCGCTGAAGATCGCCTTCTTGCTCTCGACCGCGTCCAGGACGTCGGGTGAGATGTGGTGGCTGCGGCCGCGCTGCTCGTTACCCAGGGCGCCCATCGCGAAGTAGCGGTGGTTGCGCTCCCGTTGCTCACCCGTCTCGGAGGACGCCGCCTCTGACTCGGTGAGCTGGTTTTCGAGGACACCAACCAGGGTGGATTTGCTTGTCATGTGCGGCCCCTACCGGGTTACTCGGCGGGCTCAGGATCGACGAGAGGCTCAGGATCGACGGGTGTCTCGGGCTCCGGTTCGACGGGCTCTGGATTCTTAATGCCCAAAATTCTTTTGACAGTAGGCCAGCGGGGGCCGGTGATGGCCTCCAGGCTCTTGAGCTTTTCGTCGTTCAGGGTGACCTTGTGAGACATGTCGCGCTCCTACTCGTAGAGGTAATCGGGCTGGGCCCAAGAGTCAATTTCGTCGAACATACCATCATCGGCGCTGTTGAACAAGGCCTCGCCCTCACCTGCGCCCATTAGCAGGTAGTGCAGCGCCTCGCAGATATGGCTGGTGGGCCCCTTGCTGGGCGTGTCTTTGTACTCCTCGCGGTTGCTCACCTGGATGCGGCGGAACTCGTACTCGCCAGCCAAGCCGCGGATCAGCAGCTCGCAGCTGGGGTCGATCAGGATAGCCGGCTCACCCTCGATCAGCTTGGACAGCTGGTCGTCCAGGACGGCGTAGCGCGTCTCGGGATCGTTGGTCGATGCGGGTAGCGTCGGGATGCCTGACTTGAGCTCGAACAGCTCGAAGGGCGTCTCGTCTCGCGTCTGTGCCATGGCTGTGCCTGCCGGGTCGCCCGTGCTGTTGGCGATCTTGGCCCCGTCGAACTCGGCGTTGAGTACGGTCTTGACCCGGGTGCCCAGCTTATCGGCGCCGGCGTTGGTGAGGCATATCTCGCGCAGGACGCGCCAGGACCCGTTCGGGTACTGCTGGGCGACGACAGCCGCGGGTGTGCGGCCCCAGTCCATTCCCAGGTAGATCGGCAGGCCTGGGTTGTAGCTCAGCGGGCGGACGTGCATCGTCTCGCTAAAGTCTGGATGGATCGCGCGGCCGTCCGAGTGCACTACAAATTCATTCGCGAGGTTCTGCCTAATCCACGATTCTTTTTTGTTGGCAAGCTGCTTGGTGTAGTAACCGTCTGGCAGGTTGCGCAGGTTCTCGGCCGCGGGGTTGGTGACCCAGGTGTCGCCCTGGCGGATCACACCACCGGGCTGGATACCCCACCACCATCCAGGCTGTGGCTTACCCAGGCAGGCCTTGGCCATCCAGTGATCGCGTGCGACGGCGTTGGAGGTGAGCAGGGCGGTGAACTTGGCGTTGGGGGTGTCGACCTTGACCGGGTAGCGACCGACACGGCCCAGGAGCATGTCCAGGTTCTTCTTGACGAACTCGCCTGCCTCGTCGATCCACACGCCAGTGAGCTGCATGCCCCGGGCCTTGCGATCGTCCTGGGGTCCGTCGAAGGACCGGAACTGTATCTCGATCTCCACCTCGGTGCCGTCCTGGCGTGGGTAGCGGTGGTGCCAGGAGATCGGTGCGGCCATCCGCCAGCCGTCCGGGTTGATCTTGTCGACGATGCTGCGCACGTCGGGGATCGTCGCTGCGTTCAGGTCCGGGAAGCTGTTACGCGCCACGCACCACCGCGACTTGCGCACGCCGTCGAGCCCAACTGATTGGTTGTGACTGAACAGCAGCATCTCGTTGATGGCGCCGAAGGTCTTGGACGAGCCCAGGGGGCCGACAATGCCACGGACGTCGTACTGGTCGCGTACACGGTGGAACTCGGCCATGACCGGGCCCTGGGGCTTGTAGTTGAGTTTCTTGCGTACCGGGCTGTCTCCGGGCTCTCTGGGCGGCCTAGCTCTCATCGGGCACCTCCTCGTACTCAGCGTCGACGGTGTCGCCATCGTACCCGGTGAAGTCGATCAGCTCCATCTCCAGGACGTCGGCCACGTTGACGTTGTGCTCGCGTCGATCCTTGTAGTCCTCGGGGAACATGTTAGTCATCGCAAACTTAATGGCGGCCATGTCGCCCGCGGCTGCCTGGGCGGTCAGCTGCCTCTCCCACCACACCTGGGCGCGCTGGTTGGCCATCAGGACCGCGTGGCGGAACTCCACCTGCCCCTCCATGAATCGGATCACCTGCCCGACGTACGTGCCCAACGCGTCAGCGATGCCCGCCATGGTCGCCCTCTCGGGCGCCAGGGCCTCGACCACGGCAAGGTAGTGGGGTTGGTACCCGACAACCCGGATCGTTTGATCTGGGGCCCGAGATCGCGTCTCGTGCTCGTTGACGCCCAGGTCTGGATAATCCTGGTGCGTGGGAACTGGGCGCCGCGTTCGCGGCTCGCCCTCGTTGCGCATTATCTCGGGCTTGAGATAGTTTTCGTCGTCTGCCATATCTCGGCCTCCTCATAAATTTTGGCGGGCTCGCCCGCACGTCTCGCCCGCGGTATCACCAGGATCATCAGTAATCGGCAAAACACTTATAGAGTCTAATATGTGTATGTATATCATGTTTTGCCATTATATGGTGATACTGGTGATACCACCCCTCTATCCCTTGTCCTCTGGGGGCTCCGCGGTATCAGGTACTAGTGATAACGTGGTGATACTACCTGATTTTTTGGGCCATCTGTCCTTATTATCTGCGCCCTGACTGTAAGGGATCATCCAACACCGCTGCTTACCTGATACCTTTCTCGCCTTGCCGATCCTCTTTTCGAGAACCTTTCTGGCCTCGCTGAGGTCCCTGGGCGAGTGTCGCGAGTGAGCTCCGAACAACATTTCCATCACCTCGGTGACGTTCATCGGCGCCGGCGTGTGGGCCGGGTGACCGGTGTGGACGTCGAGATAACCGTTGATGGTATCCGCGATCTGCGACTGCGCCGTGTGGTTCTCCTCTGCGTTCTCGGCCCGCACTTTCTCCTCTTCCTCACTCAGGTGGAAGGGCACCTCTGACAGCCACAGGGTGAAGGCCTGCGACCACACCCCCGCCATATCGACGTCGGCATCCCAGTCGATCGCGTCCACCATGATGGTCCAGAAACGCCGCGAGCCGGTGTCGTCGGTCAGGTAGTTGGTGTCGTTCACGGACCCGGCGAAGGACGTCATCCTGGGCCGCACCAAGGCCTTGCGCTCGTAGGGCGCTCGCAGCGAATCTGTGGAGCGGCTGATGAACGATTTCATGTGCGACATGTCGGATTTGCGAAAGATGCCGTCGAGCTCTGACAGCTCCACGATGGGGTACTTCAGGGCCGTGATCTGGTGGTCCTTGCTGCCGGCTGTGTTCAGGTGCAGCTCCGCCTCGTTCAGTATCCACTGACCACCCAGGTTGCGCAGCCAGTGTGTCTTGCCCACGCCCTGCCCGCCGGCCAGGACCAGGACGTGGGGGATTGAACGGTCGTCGGCGTCGCGCCAGCCGCATACGCTCTCAATACATTGGATCAACCACTTGCGGATCAGCACGTCGGCCAGGGGCGTCTCGGTGGTGATCGACGCCACCAGATCGCCGATGTGGTCGTGGTCGCCCTCGTTCCACTCGTCCAGGCCGTTGAGCCACTCCTCCATGGGGTGGTAGCGGTCCAGGTTCGCCAGCGCGGCGATGTGCTCGCGCATCACCTCGCGGCTGCGGATGTTCAGTCGCGTGCAGACGTCCAGGAGCTCGTTCTCCAGGTAGTCGGCCTCGGCGTCGTCGCGGGGGTCCGGGTGTGTCTTCCCGGGGCTGTCGTAGCGGCGCTGGGCCGACATCACGTCGAGCCGGCACCGGATGTCGACCGACTCCAGGATGTAGCGCATGTTGCGCACGGTGGCCAGCTGGGCGGGTTTCAGACGCCCTTCGGCGTCGAGCTGGGCGTCAGGCAGGCCGAAGCCGTCGGGGGTTGGTAGGTCGTAGATCATTTGCGTAAATTCCTCAGTCGGTTGATTTCAGTCAGGAAAGTGGCAGTGGTGCGACCGGCGCAGTGGCCGTGCATGCACTTGAACGCGGCGCCGGGGAAGCCGTAGCCGCGCGGTGAGTACGCGGTGCTGGAGTGCCCCTGCTCCGCGTCGGTGTGTGTTGAGCGCCAGGGGCACTCGATATAGACCCACTCGTCGTTGTGGCCGTACGTCGTCCAGTTGGTGCTGAGCCAGTCCATCACCGGGTCCATGACATCGCCCAGGGCGACGCCCTGGTAGTCGGGGTCCATGGCACCGCCTCGACGGCGCTGCTTCACGGGCTCCACGCCCATCTCGGCCATGAGCTCCTCCAGGCCATACACGACGTCAGGCGCCCACGTCACAATCCTGGCGACGAAGCCCGACTTGTGGATCGCACCGGGCAGCTTCACCTTGCGCGAGGCGCTGCGGCAGCCGGCGTCGTTGTAGCCAGCGTTGGCCAGGGCCAGGAGGCAGCCGTCGAACAGGGCCTGCCCCTCGCGATTGCTCACGTTGAGCGGGTCCAGGAGGAAGCCGTACTGGTAGTTGCCTGGGGACGTCTCCAGGACGTAGGAGGGCTCTGCGGGCGGCACCTTGGCCTTGGTCCCCACGTCATCGCACACGAGCACGTAGGCTGTGTGGACGTCCTGGAGCCGCGCACGCAGTTTGCCACCAGGGCCCGGGTTGCGAACAGAGGAGACGCAGTACAGCCAGCCTTCCTTCTGCTCCACCAGACGGCGTTTGGCACGCGATGCGCGAAGGTGCTTGTGGTAGGAGACAACGCGGCCGTCCTCGGCCTCGAAGCTGTCAGGGTAGCCGACCAGGACGACCTCGTCGTCGGCCATCAGGTCAGGAGGAAAGACCGCCGCCAGGAACTCGACGGGGCCAACATCTTGGGGTTGTACAGTGGTGTCTACTTGTGTATCGTTCATATCACTCGCTACCTTTTTGCTGAAGGGGGTGGGTGCACAATCTCAGTTGTTGTGTTTCCTCGGTTAGCTGCGGGGTGGTTCCCACAGCGTAAGAAGCCCGCCGCAAGGCGGGCTTTTTATTTCTAGCGGCCAAGGGCTTTCATCCCCACGGCCTCGTTCTCTTCCTTCTCGTCCATACGCGCCAGTATCTCCTCTTCCACAGTCTCAACGGTCACCAGAATATAACGGGTAATCTCACCCGCTGGGGTACCACGCCGACGCAAGCGCCCCAGGCACTGAGCCCAGGGGTCGGCGCCCCAGACGGGTGAGAGATGGACCAGGGTAGAGCTACCGTACTGCAAATTCAAGCCATGGGCTGCAGATTTGGGGTGCATGATCAGTGCAGGGTGGTCCCCCTGGTTCCATTCTGCGATCAGTTCAGGCGAGCACGACTGCCCCTCGCCCAGCACGGGGGCGTAGGGAAAGCGGCGGCGCAGCCACGCCAGCTCGAAGGTGAACTGGTACACGATCATCACCGGCCCGCCTACCTCCACCAGGACGTCCTCCAGGGCCTGTTGCTTGAACTGGGTATAGTCGAACAGCAGGTCGCCGTTGTCGTCGTACACACCCCCGTTGGCCAGCTGGTGGCACTTGCCCTTCTGCACCGCGGCGTTGACCGCGGCCACCGTCTCGCCGGCGTACTCGATCACACTGTGCGACGCCATCTCCTCGTAGAACTTGCGCACATGGTCCGGGGGCACCAGCTCGATGATCTCGTCCACCACCGGCGGCAGCTCCGCCCAATACTTGGCGTCGTCAGCGACGAACACCAGATCGCGCAACAAGTTGGCGATCTCGTCGACGGCCCCGGGCCTGGGCTCCCACTGGTGTTGGTTGTAGTCGATGGGGGTGAAGTATTTCTGCTTGAAGCCGGCCTTACGCGTGCCCAACGCCGCACCGTCGTCCAGCAACAGGGCCTGGGCGTAGATGTCCTCGAGCTTCTCGGCGATCGGCGTGCCAGACATGCCGCAGCGCCACTTCAGCCCGCGCACCCACTTGCGCAGCTTCTTAACCACGGTGCCACCCACGGCCTTCAGTTTGCTAATCTCGTCGATCAGCAGGGAGTCGAAGCGGTCGCCGTAGTTCTCGATCATCCACACGGCGTTCTCGAAGTTGGTCACCACGATCGCAGCGCCCGACTCGACGGCCGCAGAGCGCGCCGCAGCGTCGCCGGTGGCGATCGCTACGTCCACACGGATGTGGTCCCAGTTGTCCTTCTCCGTGCCCCAGGTGAGCTCACACACGCGCAGCGGCGCCAGCACCAGGGTTTGCTTCTCCAGGACGCCGTCCAGGTGCAACTCGTCCAGGGCGGTCATCGACACGATACATTTGCCGAAGCCGACCTTGGCGATCAGCAGCGTCTGGTCCTTCATGTACAGGTGGTCGACGGCCTCTACCTGCTCCGGGGTCAGGTCAGATAGTTTGTGCATTGGCTACCTCCTGCTCAAAACGCCGGCGTGCCAGGGCCGCCTCCTCGATCGTGTCGAAGGTGCCCAGGTAGTTCAGCTGGTGGTTGACCTTCATGTCCGCGCGCCAGCGGCCGCTGGGTGTGGGCGACACGCCGATCACCCCAGACTTCCCACGAGGGCGCATGCTGCGCGCCTGGACCGACGCGTCGCGCCAGACACAGTTCTCGGGGGTGTAGTCGCCATCGACGTCCAGGCGGCCCATGGCGGCGCCGTAGGGCCTGGGGCCCATGTCCTTGAGCCAGTTCTCGAAGTGGTGCCAGCGCGGGGTGACCTTGATACCGCGGCCGCCGTAGTTGCGATCGAAGCGATCGTTGCAGCGTCGGTGCATCGCGTAGAAAACAGCACGCAAGCGCCGGCGCTCAGTGGAAGTTAAAGATTGTATCCAGGTACTCGAGGCTGTTGATGACGTGGACTTCGCCACCGTGTTGTCGCATTTCATTGATTGTGATCTCCTGCAGTTTAGATAGGCGCCCCTTACCGTTGGGGTGCTTCACTTCCAGGAAGACGACTCGGCCGTCGGCTATAACCAGGAGATCGGGCACACCGCGGTGAGCGGGCGAAGCGAATTTATACACGATGTGTCCCTTACTTTGCAAGCGCTTTACAATTTGTGCTTGCAATGTCTTTTCGGTGGGCATAGTATGCGACCCTCTAGCAGTTGAATTGCAAACGGAGAATACTACGTGAAGCTGAAAGTTGAAAAGGTTAAACCCAAAGTAAATACGCTGGTCCAGGGTGTCTCCCTGCGCCCGGAGCACAAGGTGATGCTCGACGAGCTGGCCGCGCACTACGGTGCCAGCCGCTCCGAGATCGTCCGCCAGTGTATCGTCCAGGCGCACGGGTCCATCGCGCAAACTAAGCAGAGGGCGAAAAAATGACGAAGGACGTTATCCTGAAGCTGGACGACAACGGGCAGGTGTACGGCCCGGGCGAACATTACATCGGCATGGTGAATGCCAACGGTGTCCAGCACTTCGGTGAGCCGGCCGAACCCACCTCAATCAAAGACCTGATCAACCTGCGCGAGGCTGGTTTCACCGCAGACGAGATTGTCGAGTTGAAAAACGCAGGAGTATTGTAATGCCAGACGTTCATCTTAGATTCGGCGGTAGCACCGCCACCCGTACGCTGAACTGCCCCAACTGGCAGAACATCTGCGACGACGTGCCCAAGGTCGACCGCGAGGGCGCTGCAGCCAAACGCGGCACCATGCTGCACGACATCATGGAGGCCTACTACGATCGCGACGAGGACCTGAGCGAGCTGTGCCGGCACCTGGAGCCCGCCGATCGCGAGGCGATCGACTACGCCGTCAACATGACAGAGGCGGTGATGGATCAGTACAACCTGGACGACTTTGTCTGCGAGGCCTTCGTTACCCTGGCTGAGCGTGAGGACACCGGCGGCAGTGGCGACATGATCCTGTGCAACGACGACACCGTCGTGGTGCTCGACTACAAATTCGGATACCAGCCGATCAAGAACCGCGACCAGATGCTGTTCTACGCCATGTGCGCGATGGACACGCCCGAGGTCGATGACATGTTCTTCAAACCCAACGACGAGGGTAAACAGCTGGTGTCCGTCGTGATCCAGCCCGCGGTGAGTGAGACGGCGCTGATCCAGGAGCACACCTGGGACGAGTACGACGCGTTCTACACCGCGTTCCTCGAGTCCCTGTCCGCCGCCGACAAGGGTGAGAAGGTAGGCAACCCGGGCGAGTGGTGCAAGTACTGCCCCGCCACCAGCTACTGCCCAGCCAAGCGCGAGCGCGGGCAGGCGTTCCTGGCCATGGACCCGTCCAACCTGGAGACGCTGAGCGAGGCGATGCAGCTGGCCAGTGAGATGGAGACGCACATCAAAGATGTGAAGGCGGAGCTGTTCCGCATCCTCGACACCGGCCAGAAGGTAGACGGCTGGAAGCTGGTGCTGAAGCGCGCCACCTCGCGCTGGGCTGACGAGGAGAAGGTGCGCCACATGCTGCGCTACAACAAGTCAGCCAAGAAGGAGATGTACATCACCGAGAGCCTGCGATCGCCGGCCCAGGTGAAGAAACAGCTCAAGGATGCGGGCCTCGACGTGTCGATCCTGGACGACCACATCACCACCGCCAGCAGCGGCACGACGATCGCGCCAGCATCGGACAAGCGCCCCGCAGTGGAAAAGGGTAACGTCCCTGACGCCATCAACGATATAATGAACAAGTGAGCGCCCGCCCGGTGCGCTAAACCGGGCACCCATTAATGTAAATGTAAAAGTGAAAAGGAGAGAGTCTAATGACCTCAAATAATCTGCCATCAACTGGCGACACTTCCGGTGTAGCTAACTTCCTCAACGCCAATCAGGTGACCCCTACCACGGGCGGCGGCCTGCCGTTCTTGAAGTTCGATGCCAAGCGCACCGGGCAGTGGCTCCTGGGCGCCGAGAGCGAAGAGTGCACCGACGAGGTGTTCAGCCTGGACGTGCCCACCCTGCAGCACGGGTACATCCTGTGGCACCAGCGCAAGGCGAACCGCAAGTTGGTTCCGATCAACCGGCCCCTGCCTGAAGCACAGGAGCCGATCCACTACACCGACTCTAAAGGTCAGCCTGCAGTGGACGAGGCTTCGGAGGCACGCAGCCTGGAGGGCACACTGTCCGACGGCACGCGCTTCCTCTTCGAGGTGAGCACCTTCGGCGGCCGCAAGGCAGTCGACGCGCTCCTGGGCGAGTTGTTCATGCGTGCCAACCAGGGCTCAGAGTACCTGTTGCCCCAGGTGAAGCTGGAGTCGAACAGCTACGACCACACGCAGTACGGTCTGGTGTACGAGCCCGTGCTGGTCGCTGTGGCGTGGTTCAACGGTGACGGCGAGCAGGACCCAGGCGACGCTGTCGCCCTGGACGCCCCAGCACCGGCGCCTGTCCAGGAGGAGGCCGCAGCGCCCGCCCAGGACGCCGCGGAGCCTGAACAGACACCAGCGGACGAGTCAGACGCGCCAGCGCCCACCCGCCGTCGTCGTCGTCGCGCCGGCTAACCACTACGCCCCGGTCCAGTCGCCCTGGCCGGGGCTCTTTTACTGATGATTCACATAGACCTGGAGACACACTCGCGTGTCGATCTGAAAGCGTGCGGTGCCTACCGCTACGCAATGGACCCCAGCACGGGGCTCTACGTCATGTCGTACCAGTTCCACGACGAGGAGGAAGTTTACTCCTGGGTACCTGGAACGCGTACGCCCTTCCCCGTTCGCGTTATCGAGCACATCAAACGCGGCGGTATTATCAAGGCCTGGAACGCCCAGTTTGAGCGGCTGATGTTTTGGTATGTCATCTGCCCGGACTACGACGTGCCAGAGCCGGCGATCGAACAATTCCAGTGCACCGCGGCCCAGGCCCGGGCGCACGCACTACCGGGCAAACTTGGCGACTGTGCCAGGGCCATGGGCAGGAAGCAGCAGAAGCTGACCGAGGGCACCCGGCTGATCAACACCTACTGCGCACAAAACGTCCCCTGGGAAGACATCCCCGGCGAGGACAAGCACCTGATGGTGCACTACTGCGAGCAGGACGTACGCACCGAGGCCGGTATCGAGGAACCGCTGCGCGACCTGACCGACCACGAGTGGGCGGAGTACCACCTCAACGAGCGCATCTGCGATGCCGGCGTGCCCCTGGACGTGGACATGATCCGCGAGGCGGCCGACTACGCCGACGTGCTGCGCCAGGATGCCGACGGCCACATCGCAGTACTGACCGACGGCGCGGTGAAGACCGCCCGCCAACGCAAGACGCGCGACGCCTGGGTGCTGCCGCAGCTGAACGACGAGCTGATCAAGCACCTGCATGTCTACAAAAAAGGCGAGAAGAAAATCACCTTCGACCAGGACCACAGAGACGCCCTGGCGAACGATCCCGACTGCCCGGAGCCGGTACTGCGCTACCTGGAGCTCGTCGACGAGGCGGGCGGTGCGTCGCTGAGAAAGTACAAGGCGATGGCCAACCGCGAGATCGACGGCCAGCTGTACGGCGCGCTCATGTTCAACGGCGCGGGTCAGACGGGGCGGTTCAGCTCCACCGGCATCCAGGTGCACAACCTAAAGCGCGCGAGCCTGGAAGACCCCGAGGCGATGATCCGCGACCTGATGGACGGCTACGAGCTGCCCGATCCTAGCGCCACCCTGGGGCAGCTGGTGCGCTCCACGATCTATCGACCCGAGGGACTGTCCTGGGCTGACTGGTCCAACATTGAGGGCCGTGTGGCACCCTGGCTGGCCAACACGCCCGACGGTGAGGTGAAGCTGGACGTGTTCCGCAGCGGCGGTGATCCGTACATCAACAACGCGGCGCGCACCTTCGGTGTCGCCCGAGACGATGTCGACAAGGAACAACGCCAAGCCGGCAAGGTCCAGGAGCTCGCGCTGCAGTTCCTGGGTGGCGTGGGTGCGCTCAAACTAATGGCCCGCGGCTACGGCCTGCACCTGACCCAGGCCATGGCGGAGCGCATGCGCGACGCGTGGCGGGCAGAGAACCCCTGGGCGATGACGTTCGGCCACGCCCTCGAGCGCGCTGCCATCAAGGCAGTGATGGAACCAGGAGAGTGGCAAGAGGTAGGGCGCGTCGCGTACGCGTTCGACGGCCACTGCTGGCTGTGGTGCCGGCTGCCGTGTGGGCGCCTGCTGGCCTACTTCCAGCCCAACCTGGAGTGGGGCAAAACACCCTGGGGCGAAGAGGTCCTGCAGGTCACCTGCACCTGGGGCGCCGCCAAGGCGAAGGTGGGCGAGCCCTGGCCACGCCGGCACATGTACGGCGGCCGGTGGTTGGAGAACATCACCCAGGCCACCGCGGCGTCACTACTGCGCTATTCTATAGAGCAGTGTGACAAGGAAGGTGTGCCGGTGATCCTGCACGTCCACGACGAGATCATCAGCGAGGGCGGCTACCAGGAAGACCTAGAGCGCATCATGCAGATGGCACCGGCCTGGGCCGAGGGGCTGCCGATCGCGGTGGAGGGCGACAGCGGGCAGCGCTACGGGAAATAGCAAAAATTTTTTGCATCTAAGAGTTGCAATCTGTTCTGCAATCTGGATAATGGGGGTTGTGTCGTTGAGGCACACCACCATTAACCGAGGATACAGACATGAAAAAAGGCAACCGCGTTTACCGGGTATGTAGTTACGAGTTCCGCAGCGGCAAGGTGTTAGAGGTCGAGCACGTTGAGATCGAGGCCCTGGGCAAAGTCCGCGGCACTGTCCGCCACATCCGCCCCGACGGCACTGTGTGCAGTCAAGCCCAGCACATCCGCGCCAACCGCTCGCACCAGGACGACAACGCGTTCCTGCTGTTCGAGACTCGCGCCGATGCCGAGAATCACATTGTCAACACGGGGCGCGCGTAATGATCCAGCAGTTCACCAATAGCCGGGGCGAGGCCCTGGCTTTCACCGACACCCGCGAGGCGCACATCGCAACCAAGTGCCAGCCGCGCGACATCCGCATCACCCAGGGCGAAGACTCCCGCAGGAACCGCGAAGAGATCGCCATCGACATCCGCATCGGCCAGGGCCTGCCCGCGATCGGTGCAGCACGAGGACTGCTCCATGAATAAACTACACGACATCCACGGAGGGAGCCGCTGGTGCGGCCCCGCCGCCCTGACCGCGCTCACCGGGCGCCCTACCGACGAAATGGCCGCGGAGATACGCAAGGTCACCGGGCGCAAGATGATCACGTACGTCTACGCCAGCGAGCTCCAGGAAACCCTGGAGAGTCTGGGCTACACAACGCGGTTGGAATACATCACCGGCGAGAAACCCACCCTGGCGCGCTGGCTGCGCGAGCGAGAGGATCGCAACGCCTTCACGATCGTGTTGGTCACTCGCCACTTCGTCACCGTGAAGGGTGTGAAGCTCGTGGACAACCGCGTCAAGAAACCCGTATTCATCCGCAAGGCCCCCGGGCGCCGCAAGCGTGTCTTGGGTGTCATCACCGTCACAGGGAGGACTGCTCCATGAACAAGTACGACATCGAGATCACTCGCCACGAGTATTTCCCGGAGCACGGCAAGACGGAACCGACCGAGGTGGTGCATCTTCAGATCACCGCCAGCTGCGACGACATCGCCTACCTGTGCGCCGACGCCCTGGCCGACAGCATGATGGCCCGCTGCGGCACCCACCACTACAGCGGCTTTGCATCCCCGGTTGAGGCGGCCGATTAAATTAATAAAATTTTTTGCAATTAAGAGTTGCAAAGGGTCTGTAAAGCTGGATAATGGGTTTTGTGGTCGCGGGGCGGCCACCATCAAAGTCAAAGTGAGAGGAAGAGTAAAATGGAAAATGTAACTAGCATGGTCGACGAGTTGGGTATCCTGAAGGCGCAAATCGCAGCACTGCAGGAAGAGGAGCGCGAGCTGATCGGCGCGATCAAGCGCGACATGGCCTCCGACGAGATCACCGAGATGGAAGGCGACCTGTACCGCGTCACGCTGTCTTCCAGCATGCGTAAGACCACCGCCTGGAAGAAGATTGCGATGGACCTGGGCGCTACCGCGCAGCGCATCAAAGGCAACACCGCTGCCACTCTGGTCAGCACCCTTCGCATCACCGCCCGCAAAACCGCCTAAGAGGAGACACGACAATGGGACGTTTAATGTACAGCAACCAAGACACCCTGATGACCGCAGCCGAACTGGCGCAGGTTCCCACCCCGGCCCCTATGGGCCGCTTCCACCAGCCGGTGGGTTTCGGTGACTACCTGGAGCTGGTGAAGCACCGCCTGAAGCGCGCCGGTATCGACATCGCCCACGAGGAGTACGTGACCACCGCCGACAGCCAGACCTTCTTTGGTTCGATGGCGATCCGCGTCGACGGCTTCGAGCGCGACGACATGGAGCTCACCCTGGGCATCCGCGGCAGCCACAACCAGAAGGTGCCCCGCGGCCTGTGCCTGGGCAACCGGGTGATCGTGTGCAGCAACCTGATGTTTAACGGTGATCTGGCCAACGTCAGCACCAAGCAGACCAGCAACATCTGGTCGCGCCTGCCGGCTATGGTCGATCAGGCTGTCGCGCAGCTGCCCCAGATGGCGCAGCGCGAGGAGCACCGCATCGGCACCTACAAGCAGTTCGACATGCGTCCACGCTGGGGCGACGCCGCCCTGGTAGAGATGCACCGCCGCGGCGCGATGTCTGGTGCGCAGCTGACGCGCGCCATCGACGAGTGGGACCGCCCCTCGTTCGAGGAGCACGGCGAAGATGGCTTCACTGCATGGCGCCTGCTGAACGCCGTCACAGAGGCGCAGAAGCCCTCTGGCGACAACTGCAACATGGACACGGTGCGCCGCCGTACTGCGATCGCGTCCTCATTCCTGGACGAGGTGGTGGGCATTTAGCCCACCACCGGAGGAGGATCGCCAACATGGCACGCACGATAACTTTGGTCTTGTCTGAGCACGAGGCCGACATGGTGGAACGGGCGATCAAAGCGCGCGCCACCATCCTGGACGGGCGGACAATTTCGGGCAGGGCTGCGGTGGAATACCGCGAGCTGCACGGCCTGATCCGCCACCAACTGAAGCACCAACAACAAGGAGATAAGAGACATGGCTAGGGTGATCATCACCATCGACGACAGCGAGGGGGACCCCAACGCTGTCGACATCGCGGCTCGGTTTGAACCGGAGCCCGACCCCGAGGCCCTTACGTTCGCCCAGTACGCCGCTATGCGGATGCTGACGAAGCTGGAGGAGGACGCAACCCCTGGACACTTTGGAGCGTATCGCGATGGTGAAACCCACTAGAAACGTCTGGGGCGTGTTCGCCCAGGCAAACGAGTACGCCGCCACACCTGAGCTGATGCGGCTGACGGAGAACAAACCCAAGCTGCAGACGATCGCCAAGGTGGTCACGGGGCAGCCCCTGGAGGAGCTGGACGACACCAGCGTCGTGGCGATCTGTGCGGTGTACAACGCCGATGAAGAGAACGCGGTGCGGATCGACCACGCCGATTGGTACGTAGCGGAGGTGGTGCTGTATGAAGAGTAAAAAGCCAGACTTCGACGAGAAGCCGACACCGTTCGCGGCCAAGCTGATCATCGGTCTGTTTATGATAACCCTGGGCGCCCTGTGGGTGCTCGCACTAGAAGGAGCATACAATGGCTGGAAATGACCTGGACTACGGCGTCACGCCGGCAGAGATGCGGCTGATCCTGATCGCCGCTGGTAACACCCTGGACCACGAGGACGCGACGGTGGCACTGTTCCCCTCCGCGACCGATCGCATCATCGTGGAGAACGCCTACCAAGAACTGAAGGCCTACGCGTATGCCAAAAACTAAACACCTCGCGCGCTCCGGGCGCGACTACGACGTCACCGCCGCGTGCGGTGCCACGGACATCGAAGACGGGCAGCTGAGTGCGTTCGTCAGCCAAGTAACCTGCGACGACTGCCTGAAGGCGATCGACGTGGTGCC